TTGATTGAATGGAAATCCAGATGGAATTGACTGTGAATTTGTTATAATCCAAATATATCCACCAACAGACAAATAACTGTTTGGATCGTCTATTTCTAAATCTGGACTATTCTGAACTATTAGTTCGAATAAATCTCTTCTTAAATGATTTTTTACATTTACTGTAAATGGTTTTACTGTATAAGAACCAGATTCATCATAAGTTCTTCTTGCAAATAAATCTAATATTTCAGAATAATCTGGAAGTCTTCTTATCCAATCAACATTACCTTTTATTATCTTTACTAATTGAATAAAATCTTTATTTGCATAATTTTCCATATCAACTGACATTTGATCGAATGGAAGATTGCTTAATATTAAATCAATTTTGTATCTATCTGCTCCAGGTGCATTTGCATTATAAAATCCTGATGCAGGATCTCTTAAAGTAGAATCTTCTTCTACAGTTGTTGCTGTTCTTGTTATAGTAAAACCAATTCTTGCAGAAGGGAATGTAAACAAACGAACATTTGCTAATGCGTTTGTTTCTTTTCTTCCATTCAATAAAGTTTCTTCTATCTCACCTGTATTTGAATTATTATACACACAAAAATATTGTCTTTTATTATTTACAAAATGACCATTAGTATAATAAATTCCTGCATCAACAGAAACAAGTATTGCATTTCCAGATGGTTCAATTACATTTATTTGTGTTCCTGGAAATAATGTTGGTGTTATTACTTGGAAGTAAATTTCTTGATTTTTTACTTTTAATACACTACTTTCTGGAACACTATTTTCTCCAGAAACACTGTTTGCAAATAAAATTGTATAATCATCATTTTCACTATAACCAGATTCTGAAAAATGAACCAAACGAATATTTCCGTTTGCTTCAGTAAAATCGTAATTTCCTTCTGCATCTGGTGAATATACCTCTAATTCAATATGTTGTATTGAACCAATATATGAAGAGTTTTCATCATTAGAAATATAAAAAGAAGAATCATCTATTTTAAGAGTATTAAGATAACTATCTACTGTTGTCTCGGTTGGGGTAGATTCTGTTGCTCCTGGAACTACTAAAAATTTTTCTACTCTTATAAAAGTAGTATTTGTAGTATTTACATTACCACCAAATATTTTTGATCCTTCTTTGAAAAAATGATCAGCAAATTTAGTAATTTGTGATTGTAATATAGTCTGTAGTTGAGTTAATTCTCGAGCCTGAACAGCATAACCAGGTTTAAAAAGAACTCTTAGAAAATTTTTCTCATCGGAAAAATCATCATAGTATGGATTATTCTTCAAAAAATCAGGATGCTCAAGTGGCATAGAAACTCCTTAAAATTCTAAAACTATATTGGCGTCAATTGATTGATCATCGGTTAATGAAATATATCGAATATTTTCAAGATATAAAACATTTCCGCTATTAATATTTAGGTTTTGTGAACTTGATTCATATACAGGACCATCTACAGAAACAAAAGCATACATTGATATCAAAGAATCTTCTTGTCTGTATGAATATGGATCTGTACTCATTATAAACACTTCTCTGTCTTCATCGGTTTCAAATTGACAGAATATTCCTTTTTCTGGTTTTATATAAATTTCTATATTTAAATACCCTAAAAGAATTTCATCTTCATCATAAACTGAATCTGTATATTGAACATTTATTATTTTACCATAATTCAGCAAATCTTTTGTTATAATATATTTATCTAAATAATCGCCCTCTTGTATATAAGGATTATTAACTTCTTCACCAGATTCAAAATTATTAGAATTTAATCTTATTTTTATAATATAAGAATAGCAAGTATCTATAGATGAATTAATAGATGCTAATTCAAGAACATTCATATTTGCTTCTTCAATTTTATTTATTTCTCCATCTGTGTCTTGATAAAATATTGTAACTTTTTCTCCTACTATTAAATCTCCTGCTCCATCATAATAAGATCTAATAGGTTCTTTTTCTATTCCTTCAATCTTATATGTAACATAATTAGAATCATTTGAAACTGTTTCTAATATTTTACCAGTAAATAATGTTTGATTTCCTAAAACATAATCTGCCGTATTGAATAGATTAGGGTCTGGCAAATTATTATATTGAACTTCGATTCCATCTGTACTTTCTATAAATGATAATTTAGTTGTTTCGTTTTTTAAAGGCATATTTTCATAATTTTCATATAGGCCATTTAGTAGTGTGCAAGTTACAATTGTAAGATCTGAATTAACGCTAACAGAATCTACTCTTGCTCTAAATTGATCTTTCTTGAAACTTGATCCTTTAGTCAATATATTATTTCCAGCAAAAAATCCTGCAGCATTATTATCATTTCCTGAAGTATTATTATATCCATTTATTGTTAAAACTACTTGTGCTGTTGATTTTATTAATGTTAAATTATCTAATTGTTTTTGTAAAGCAAGTTTAGTTCCATCTGTAGATTTTAAATTACTAATAATACCAAATTGATGGATATCGTTTCCATTTCCAAAGTAATACTTATTTGAACCAGATATTGTTTGTGTGTGTTTGGATAAAGTTTTTGAAATTATAATATTTGATGCTGGTAATTCATTATACGCAGAATAACCATGACCTTCTATTGGAGATATAATAGGATTTAATTCATACTGAGAATCAACCAAGAAAAATGCTTCTGCTTTTGTATAGTTCGTTCCTAGAGTATAAAGTTCAACATCAATCAAATCATAATCTTGAAATACAGGAACTGCTACAGCATTATCACCATCTCCATTAATCTGTATTTTTGGTAAAATTGCATATGTTGCACCAATATCAATATTTTGTATTCCTCCGACTATATCACATAATTCAATAATTGCTCTGCTTTGGTCTGTATTAACAAAGGTATAATTTTTAATTGTTGCTACTATTTGTCCTTCACTACTATCAAATACCATAATATATTTGTTATCATAATAATTATTATTTGGATTTAATGGAACAGGATTGGAAAGATTTCCAACTTCTATTGTAATAAAAATAGTGTTATCATCAAAAATTTCTTTATTTGAAACAATACATGATGGATTGTCATAATTTGAATTGATAATATCATATATTGTGAATGTAGATGATTGATCTATTTTATATGAAAAATTTATTTCTTCTATTGTTCCAGGTTTTGAATTTACCTGAACATCTAATTGTAATGATCTTTCATCAAGATAAAAAAGATCCTCTGTGATTGGAACTGGAACATATTCATTTGATATGAATTTTTCCATGTATTCTGGAATTTCATATAAAAATTTCCAAACATATCCATCAGATTTATATTCTTCTTCTACTCCATCTCCAGTTGGAGGATCTGTGGAATTTCCTCCATTGTTATTGTTTAGACACTTATAAACTCTAAATTTAGAATTAACTTGGTGTATTGTGTAATATTTTAGATCTGTTAGTTCTTTTCTATCATCATATTCACTATAAACTGTACCTGATGTCCATTCGTAACCTTGTCTTTTTATACCCAAAGCGACATCTGTTTCATAAATTTTATAAGCACAAATTATAGATTTTTTAGCATTGTTTTCTTCAAATAATGAATCTTTTGGTGATTCTGGAATAAAATTTGTATTATTGGAATCCCAAGAATCTACTTTTCCTATAAAAAGATAATTATCTTCTTTTCTTATATTTTCAAGAAAAGAGCGAGCATATTTTGTTTTTATATTTATTTTAATCATAGTTTTTTAATTTAAGTGTTTAAAACTTTTATTTCTATATCATTTATTTCTGGTAAAAGTAAAATTTTTATTTCTATATCATTTATTTCTGGTAAATAATTTGGTATGTAATCAGAAGGGTCAAAATTTATATAATCTATATTTGTGTTATTATTTATAATTCTATTTATACGATTTTTACCAAATAATTTATAACCTGAAGGGTGTACTAGTTTTAAAACATTTGCTCTATACATTTCTATATCTATTTCTGAGTTTATTTCATAAGAATGGCTTTGATAATAAAAATTATCTTGTAGAACATTTGAGGATGATATTCTTCCAGATTCTCCTGAATAAAATGGTGCATATTCACATAAAATGCCGGTAGTAATCGTTCCAGAGAATCCTGCTCCATACTTAGATTGAACCACCACATCATATAAGTCATTTGATTGTTGTTCGTAATTAAATCCAAAGTTCACTGCATCTATTTGTAATATTCTTCCCTTTTCGTCTATTTTTGTTACTTTTCCAATATAACCTTTTCCTGTATTTCTGACTATACCAGGAACAGTAAAATTAAAACCGAAATCTTTAGCATCAAATGTCCAATAACTAAAAGGAAGAGGAACAAAGTTTACACCATTGATCTCAATATATTCACTAGTACTACTTAGATATTCATTTAAATCTTGATACAGAATAGGATCACTTGAAGTAAAACTAAAATCTGTACCTGAAACAGTTTCTGCAATAAATTCCCATGCATCTGTACTATCACTGGATAAATCTGATATCGTAAAATCACCATAATATGAACCATTAATACTAATATAATTTTTTGGTCTCAAATATACTCTATCATTGATTTGGTAGTTATATCCTCCATTTTGAACATTTATTTTTGTAGGACAATAAGAAATATTATATTCTAATGTTTCTTTTGCTCCATCAACAAGTGTATCGCATAATAATTTTTTATTTTTATCAAAAATTCCAGTATATTCTTCTAAAAACAATTCTCCTACCTTATATTGATCTATTCTATAGATAGAAGAATCTATTACTTTTGCACTTGCAGTTCTATTCCCGTTAGAATCGGTTTGATAAATAAATCTATTATTAACTTCTCGAGTTAAATAATCTTTTATTGAGAATAATTTCATGCTTCTTCTTTGAATCCAATTTCCAGAAGATGCTTTTAAAATTTTATCTCTTGGATATTTTATATCAATTTCAGTATCAAACAAAAGTCTGAATAAAAATTTATATGAATCTAATGTTCCTTTTGATTCATAAAATTTCTTTATATTTTTTATTACAGTTGCAATATTAAGAGGAGTTCCGGTTTCATTGTCTAGTGCTAATTGTTTTGGAAAATCTGGTAAAAATTGAGAATAGAAAAATTTCATAAAATAATCAGATGTTTTATCAATATCATTAAAATCTGATTGTTTAAATGGGACAAGATATGGAGTATTTGAATTTTCTAAAGATTCGTAATATTTTTGTATAAATGTTACAAATTTTGGATATTCTGATAAAATAAAATCAGGTATATGTAATTTACAAAGTAAAGATAATTTTGTATCTGGATTTACTGTAGTTTGAAAAATTTCAATAGAAGTTTTATTTTCTGTATTAATAATTTTTTTATTATTTTTATTTACTGCATAATATACTATTTCATTTTTACCAGTAACAAAATTATCAGAAACTATAGTATCATTATAGTTATTGCTTGAATATTTTTTATTATTTATCAAAAATACAAATGTTTTGATATTTTTATCAATTCCTGTAACTTCATACTTAATAGAAATATCTTTTGTAAAAAATTTTTGATTATTTTCTATGTTTAATAACTTAATAGTAATCATTTTTATTTATTTCTATATGGTACTAGTTCTATTTCTGTATTTAAAGAAGTAGTTGATAATTTATCAAATTCTAAAACTGTTTTTTTATTAGCAATTATATCTTTATTTTTAGGTATAACATAAATGCTAATAGGCATATTGTTTATCAAAAATGTTGGTTTAAAATTATTTAAATACACTTTACCTTTAATATAATCAATACTTCCTATTCTTTTATTTATATAAATTTTCTTATTTCCTAGTAAATAATACAACATGATATTTCCGTTTCTGTCGTCTTCTAGGAAACAATCTCTATCTACAAAATTTGAATCTAAATAGCCAAATACATTGGTTGTTAATACAGTTTCAATACCAGAAGATGGTGGGTATAATTCATTTGAAAAATCAAAAATATAGTTTTCTTGTGATGAAAAATTTGGAGTAAATCTTTTTTCTAGAACAACAGAAATATCATTTGTAATGATACTTTCATCTATATTTTGTATTGATTCTATTAATTCTGCTGAATAAAAATCAGCGTCAAATTTGCGAACATTATCAGAGAAAAATGTATCTATAGTTTTTACTATTTCTGTTTGTATGTTTGTTGTTTTATTTTTAATTATTGGATCTATTTTTGCAGAAACATTTAAATTTAAATAAATGGTATTTGGATCTACAATTTCTACTCGTACACCAATAACATTTCTGTTTCTTGTTAAAGAATTTATTAAATTTCTTTTTTCTGTGCTTGACAATGAACTACCAGAGACTCTTTTTAGGCTTAAAAATACTTTACCATAATCTGGTGGATCATTTTCTTCTCCACCCCAAACAATAACATCACTTACTTCTGGATAATCTTTTAATATTATATTTTTATAATCTGTTTTTGTTACTGCTCTCTCAGCAGTTGTGAAATTTCTAGTTGCATTTAATTTTATAGAAGAAATTGGTTCTTTTTCACTTCCACCATAAGAAGGCTGTACTATCTTTACTTGAACTTGTATTGAGGTTGTATTTATAGTACCATCTATATTTAAGAAATCAGAAGAACCTAGAGTAAATACAGATGTTGAATTTCTCTTTCCTATTCCATTTGCATTTGGTCCTACAGATTGAAGTATTTCTATTCTTATAGTAGAAGAATCCTTTAATTTTTCTCCAAAAATTCCATCTCCAAAGTAAATTTCAAGAAATCCATCTGAATTTTCTTCGATAAAATATACTTTACTGTTTTCATTCAAATCTATTATATTTGTTGCTCTATTGTAAATTACTTCTTCTTCTGAAAAAGGAGAAGGTTGAACTTTAACTACTAATGTGGAAGAATCAACATTTTCAAAAGGAATAACAAATTTTTGAGTATAATTATTTAAATCATAAATGTATGTAAAATTTTTAACTATTCCTTCTTTTATTGTAACAGGGCCAGAAGATTTTGTTACATTTATTTGTGAGTTGTTGACAGATACATTATTAAAATAAGTATCTTCCATCAATTTAAATTCATAAAATTCTCCATCAACATTAGTGGAAAATGTAGTATATTTTGGAAGATACAAAATTTTTGTGTTTTCTGGTGTACTTGTTGTAGTTATTTCAATAACACAAGACGAACTGGTAATAGTTTTTGGTGCATAATTAAAATGTTTTGCAATAGAAACAATAGAAGATCGTTTTACAGCACTATCTAAAAACATTTCATTTATAGTAACATTATTATAAACCGCATTATAATAAGTATTATATGCTAATATATCTAATAAAATATTTAGAGATGAAGTTTCAAAATTATATCCACTAAACTCATCTTGATTTTTTAGATACATTATTAGGTTATTTTTTATTCCAAAAAAATCAGTTTCTGTTATTCTTAATTGTGAATTTGTCATCTTGTTCTACCTAAGTTAAAAGATAAATTATCATTTATAATATTATTATCTCCGATAATGCTATAATATATTTGTATTTTTAAACTTTCGTTTATAAAAGATACGATAACATCATTTAATACAATTCTTTCTTCTAAACGAGTAATAACATCGATTATATCATCTCGTATAATAGTCAAGTCTACTCCGCTTAAATTTTCAAATAAAAAGTTTTTTATTCCAATATAACGCTCTGAAGAAAATGGTTTTTCAAAAATATTTAAAAACATTAAATTTTTCAATGATTGTTTTATAGCATCAGCCCCCTTCACAGTAATCAAATTACCAGACACTGGATGAGCATCAAAATTAAAAGAGATATCCTTTATTTTTAAAAGTTTTGACATTCTATTCTCTTTGTTTATTTACTAAGTTTTGAACCAATCCAAAATATTTTAATTTTATAGCATTTATTTTATTTATATCAATGTTACTTATTTTTTCACTAGAACACCAATCAATACACAAAATTCCAACAGTATTTCCATAATTTTTATGATATTTTATAGGATAATATACAAACGCTAAAGTATTTTTAGACATAAGATGTGATTTGTACACTCCTTCTTCCAAATCTTTGGTATAATATATCTCATTTTCCTCTTTTTCTATAATTTTAATCAAATCATAATTCATAGAAAGCAACATTCCAGAAACATCCTCTTTATGTCTTGAGACTCCTAAATTACAAGATTCATGAGTTATAGAAAATTTTAATATAGGAGTTCCATTTGAGAAATATTCACCATTATGGAATTGTATTATATAAACTCTCGCTGCTTTTAGTTCTACTCTAATTTCAGTTAAAATATCATGCAAAACAGAATGCATATGTCCTATTTTAGAAACATCTAATTCCTTTTTTCCTCTAAGTTTTTCTATCAAATACTGTATAATTTTTTTAATATATGCAATAAAAACAACTAATAATCCAATTAGCAAATACCCAGCATTTTTCCCTATTTCTTTTAATATGTCTTCGTACATTTTATTTTATTATCTTTGGTATTACTATTTGACTGAATCCTTCATTTAATATGTCGTTATAGTCAATTTTATTATAATTATTTATGTAAATTGTGGAAAATCCTAATAAATCTGAAGTATTTGGATTGGATATTGTAGTTCCGTTAAATCTTATATAACTTGAATCAATATGTAGATATTGCGAATCTGGTTTTAATTTTATGTCATTTCCAGACCATATTATAGTGTTATTACCCGATAGTATATTTATATTTGGATTCGGGTGTGAGGATGGTTGTTGCGTTGTAGAATCCCAACCAGATGCTAATGATATATTTCCAGCAGAAGATAATATCAATTCCCCGATAGATCCCTTTCCTGTTTCTATTATTATTTGCTCATCTGACCTTAAAACATAATTTAAAGAATTTATGTATATATCGGATGTCATTCTTTTACATTCTTTATAACCCCATGTTTCTAAATGGGCATTTGAGTTCGTCATATTCAAATAATCAAGTTCCCCGTCTACTTGTGTATATCTACTTCCTTGTATATTTGAAATATGATTTTTACCTATAATTGTGTCCATTTGACCCGTAACATGCAGGTAATAATTTCCATTTACATAGTGCTTATAGTCACCTTTTTCTTGGCGAATTGTCATGTCACCTTCATTTAATTTAAAATTAACATCACCTTTTTCTATGACTAGATTACAATTTCCTTTTTTGATTGTAATGTTTACATTTGCACCGTCTTCTACTTCAATATCTAAATCATATGATTTTTCTTTTGTTGTTTGATTTTTGGCAGTATTTAACAATAATTTTAAATTTTTATCAACAGTTATAGAAGAAAATCCTTTGATGTGTGAATAATTATCACCATTTATAGAAGAATATCTACTACACAAAACTGTATCTTTCAAATCCCCATTTGGATCAAATTCTATAAAAGTTCCAGTTCTGTGGTTTATAGAAATTCTTTCACTTCCTTTTGTATCGTCTATTTCTAAAACATGACCACTTTCAGATTGATATACTTTATTAAATGGATAAATTGTATTTTCTCCATAAATTTTATCTTCATCTGATTGTGGATTATAAGAAACTTCAGATGAACTAGTTTGATTTACTTTTTCATCTCTTTCTGTTTTGTTTATTATAATACATTCATTTTGATCATTTCCGTAAATATTGGTTGTATATGCAATTTCAACCGGAGTTTGTTCTGTCTTTTCTGGTTGAGGAACAAATCCATTTGTACAATTATCGTCTTCTGATTTTTCAAAATGAATTTGCGATAAAGATCCTAACACTAAAGGATTTTGATATTCTTCTGTGTACTCGTCCAAAAAGCAAACCATAACAGCACTTCCAATCATTAGTCCAGAACCAAATGATTGAACTCCTTCATTGTTTGCATTTGTTACCGGAAATAATACCTTTGCCCAAGGAAGAGCAGAATTTGGTATTTGCTCTTCGCAGACAGGATGAATTCCTATTACACGAACTTTGACTCTTCCCATTCGGTAAGGATCATCTCTATCTACAATTATTCCTTGATAAAAATTCACTATTCATCTCCTAAAGAATCTTTGTATGCTTCTACTATACATGAATATCTTTTTTGTCCATTTCTAGCAATAAAGATTTCATGCTTTAATGTACTTATACAATATTTTCCACTGTAAAATACATCCTCTCTTTTTGCATCTGGTGCTTGTTTTATCAATGGTCTTCCAAAGAATATCATTTTTCCTGCACTCAATACTTCAGAATCAGAATTTCCTGTAGTAGAAAATCTTATTCCTAATTGAAAAGATTTAGCCATTTGATTTATTCTTCTTGGTAAACAATAAATAGGATTTAATATTCCACCTGCAGGCTCATTACAACAATACCCGTTTGTATTTGTATGCAATAAAGTCGTAAGATATGATGTATTGATATATTTCCAATAATCAGAATTTTGTTCAACTAATGGCCTTTGACTCATATGAGTTTGTTTATTCCATACTTTATTTTCTTCAAATGTTTCGTTGTGGAAACCATCTTTTATTGCTGGATCTGAAAAAATATTAAAAGAACCATGTGCTCCAGACAACGAAGTCATTAAAGAAGATCTGTGTATTGGTGTATGATTTAATGTAAATCTTCTCACATCCTTAAAATCACTAGGCTGGAAATGTGCAACTATAAATCCTGTATCTGTGTCTTTACCGACAGTTGGTGTTTGTGAAAATAATTTACCTAAACTTTTATAATTGTGTTTTTGATTAATATCCTGCCAAAAAAGATAATTTACGTCATTGATATTTTCTTTTCTTACAGAATAATTTGTTAAATTTATTATATGAGTAAATGGATTGTTTAGTGGTCTTGTATATGAAACATTATTTTGTGTCGTTTCTATTTCATTCCATTCTAATTTAAAATCTTTTTGATTGCTTATCTTTCTTACTATTTCTGATATTTTCATATCCTCATAATGAGCAGTAGTTTTTACTTTTAAATTTTCAAAAAAACATTTATGAGCAAAAAATATATTAATATTTCTTCCGGCTTGCTGCTGTGATCCTAATTCTATTTCCATAACTCTGTAATTTTCATGAGTTATTTTTATTTCTTTTTGTGGACTTTCTCCGTCGTCCTCTAGGCCAGAAAATGAAAACTGAACAGAAGTTTCTGGTCCACCAGACATAGGAAGTCTTGTTAATATATCCGTAGACCCTGTGTCTATTATTCTTATAAATCCACGAATAAATGGAACTATTAGACTTTCTGTGATTTGAATTTTAGTTACATTTCCTGTAATATCAAGAACAGAATCATTTGTTTTTAATTCTATTCTTGATAAACTATCTCCAGATAATGCAAATTGTTTAGCCATTAATTTAATCTTTTATGTTAGACAAATAAGAAGGTATGTTTAATACATTTGTATCTTTTTTAATTCCACTCATTATTTGTTTGTATTGTTTATTCAATGTACTGATTAAATTTGAATTTATAAATAATATTTTTCTTTTATCGTCATTATTTTTTATTTCATATGAATAGTTTATTATTGCATATTTTTCATTTTCATTATTGGCAAAACTTTCCAAAAAAGAAATATTTGTTCCTGGTATATTTGAAAACGGATCTACTATTTCTTGATCATATTCAAAATGATGAATAGAAAAAGAATCAAGATATGATAATTTAAATCCATCTTCATCTTTATCTATTAATATTTTTTCTCCAGTCTCTAGATAAACACATATTTCATTTATAAATTCAAAATTTGATATTCCTTCTGGTATTTGTTCATTTGTTACTAATTTACATAAAGATTTATTATAATTTTTAATAGAATATTTATTATTATCATTTCCTATATGAGTAATTTTACTTAAATTAATATTATTTTCATATAAAAATCTAGGATTTAATATTAAAGAAGAAGTTGGGTATTTATCTTCTATAAATTCATTAATAATATTATTTTTTATTGGATATTCTTTAAAGTAATTTTGAATATCATTAATAGAAAGTATATACCATACATATTCGGTTGTATTATAATAATTGTATGACATTGACATTATACTATCTTCATCTTTAATTGTATATTCAAAGACAAAAGAAGAATTTTTAAAAGAATCAGAAAAACTAATTCTTTTAAAGATATCAGTTATTAAAAAATTATCGTATATTGTTGCTGTATAATTTTTAAACATTGTATTTATTATTAATAAGAATTCAATATAGAATCTCTGTTCATTAGTGCTGCTTCTTGTACAGTCATACTAAGAGATATTTCTTTAAAATCTTTATTGGAATCTAATGGTATTGTAGGATAAGACGAAACACTGGCACCAAAAGAACTATCACTTGGAATATAATCTAATTGTAAATCTTTAATATAGCATCCCATTTGTTTTCCATTTCTCTTTAATTTTCCCTCTCCTATAGAAACTAACTTTTTTCTTGTAGAAGCACTTGCTAAATTAAGGTTATCATTTTTTGTTACTGATATTGTAAATTTTGCAGGATAACCGGAAGCAAATCTTTCATCAACTACGGGATACATTAACATTCTTGCTTGATAATAAAACTTTAATAATAGATTAGCATATGCTGGTGTATTTGTTATTGATGATCTCGGTCTTTTGCCGTCGATTGATCCTTCTTCCAGAAATCTTATCATTGCTTTGTTATCTCCAATGTTAATCAATTTCCAATTAAGTTGAAATTCTCTTATATTAACTCCTCTAAAAACTAATTCTGTATTAGGATTTATTGCTACTCCTTTTCCTACCGAATAAACATCATATCCAAGATCATCTCCTTTTCTCCCTAATATATTAAGTTGTTCTGCAAAATAATCAGTGTTTAAGCCTCCAAGAGTATATTGAACACGGCTTCCTGCATAATCCTTAAATCTATCATACATTGCTCCTCCCATATCATATCTAGATGTCGCACCAGCAGCAGCATTTAATTGATAATTTGCAGTTCCGAAATCTCTTCCTTCGAAATTAACACTATGTATATCTATCAAATTACTAGGACAAGGTAAAACAAATGGTTCCTTAGTGGCAATAAGTTGAGTACCATTCGTATCTGTTCCTCCATCTAATACTTTAATTATTGTTATTACTTCATCGTCATTAACATTTCCAGATGCTGGCGGGGAGTTTCCAGGACTACCTAGAATATTCAGACCACCTGATAGAAAATTACTTGAATTACTTGAACCAAAAAGACCATTATTTGAACCAAAAAGACCATTATTTGAACCAAAAAGACTATTATTTGTACTAGTCGAACCACTCACAACACCACCACTTGCGTTACTATTCGGAATTGTTGTGCTTGAGTCGCGTATATTTATCGCTTGTCGTAAATTATGAATAGGTATTTGTTCGTTATTTGATGGAAGAATGAGGTATAACGGACCATTCGCCCAAGAAGTAGAGTCCAGACCCGCCATATTATTGATGTTTCTATTTAGGATCTCTTTTTCTTCTTCTGTCAAAAGATCATATCCTGGAAGAAGTATATCTCTATCAGATCGGTTCATTTTATTTTCCTATAAAATTAGGTTTTCTTATATATATATTTATGTCATATAAAGGATTTTATAAAATAAAAAATTTACAAAAATACAAGGGAAACCCAACAAATGTGGTCTATAGATCTCTTTGGGAAAGAAAATTTATGAATTTTTGTGATAATAATTCTAATGTAATTGAGTGGAGTTCTGAAGAAATAGTAATACCTTATGTTTCACCAATCGATAATAAAATACATAGATATTTTGTTGATTTTTGGGTAAAACTCATAAATAAAAATAAAATAATAGAAGAATATTTAATAGAAATAAAACCCATGAGTAAATGTATTGCTCCTAAAAATAAAAAATATATAAATGAGTGGAAAATAAATAAAGCAAAATGGAAAAGTGCGTCTAATTATGCTAAAGAAAAAAATATAAAATTTAAAATTTTAACAGAAACTCATTTAAATATTAACTAATATGGCAAAAACAATAACAACAGTATTAAATGAATTATCCAGAAGTTATATTCCACACATAAAAAGTAGATATACCATTGATTTTGATTTTGTGGGAGCAAATTCTGACATGTCAGGGGTAATTATGTTTAAAAACTTCTTCAAGGATATTCATGCTATAAGTTTACAATTACCAGGATATGATGCTAATTTTGAACCTATTACCGCAGGAAGAGATTTAAATAGACTTGTTGGTCTTAGACCTTCCGATATAAATCCATTTCAAGGATTTAAATTTACTTTTATAAACGATAAACACATGATATTAAGAAGAGCATTTGTCGAATGGTATTACGCAGTAAAAGATTTTGCAAGCCAGCCTTTAAAAAATATAGATGTTAATTATTTTGCACATGCTACAATTAAAATTTATGATCAAGCAAATGTACAGAGTGCGACTTTTAGGGCAAAACTATTAATAATAGATATGATAGAGCCTGGAGATCTTGCATGGTCAAGTCAAGAAGAATATTCTACAACAACAATAAAATTGCAAAATGCAGGCGATATGAAATTTGTATAAAGGAGATTATGAAAAATGAATTTACCAAAATTGAGCACACCAGTATATAAAACAAAACTTATATCAACAAACAAAGAAGTTTCTTATAGACCATTTTTAGTAAAAGAAGAAAAGATTCTTCTTACTGCTCTTCAAAGTGAAGATACAGATATTATCATTGATAATTTATTAGAAATAATTTCAAATTGTGTTTTATCAGAAGAAAATGTCAAAGAACTTCCATATTTTGATGTTCTTTATTTGTTTATACAGATTAGATCTAAATCATTAGGAGAAGAGATAGACATTAAAGTAAGAGATAACGAAGAGAAAAAAAGTTTTGTCGAAAAAATGAATCTAGAAGAAATAAAAATAATAAAAGAAAAACAAAACACAAATATAAAATTAGATAAAAAGGTAGGAATTATTCTTAAATATCCTTCTGCATATGACCACATGCATTTTTACTTTACACAAAAAGACAAGTCTAAAATAAGTTTAGAAGAAACAATGAATATAATTGTTAATTGTATAGAAAAAATATATGATGAAGAAAATACTTATTCTAGTACAGATTATTCAAAAGAAGAGTTAATAGAATTTATAGAATCTATAAATCCAAAACAATTTGAACCGATTAGTGAATTTTTTAATAAGATGCCAAAAATAGTATTCGAAAAAGATTATGTTTCACCGTATACAGGAAAAACCATCAATGTAAAAATTGATAATATGTTAGATTTTTTAGTCTGATATTATCCAAACAAAATTTATCAATTTATTATAAAAATAATTTTACATTGATAAACGAATTTAACTTTAGTTTATTTGATTTGGATAATATGCTACCTTGGGAAAGAATAATTTATATTGCACTAGTAAATGAATATATTAAAAAACAGTTAGAGAAAAAGAAAAACAGTAAAAAACGTAGGATTTAATCTATATGGGATGGGGAAGATTAGTAGGAGGATTATTGACTAGTGGTGCAGAAAAAGTTGCAACCAAAGGTGGTAAACTTTCTGGACTAGCAAATGCTGCTGCTGGTATAGGAAATGCTTTTATAGGAAATAATGAAAAAGCATCAACACTTGGTAAAGGATTATTTCAAGCAACTCAACTTCTTAGAGGACAAACAGGATCTTCATTTGGGGGTGCCTCTGCTTCTCCAATGAGAAGTTCTTCTGTTTCTTCTATAGAACAAGAATCTATGGCAGAAGCAAATGCTGCAAATGAAAGACAACAAACATCAATACTTGAAAGAATGTTAAATCTTTTGTCTGTGATGCTTGGTGTTCAAAATTCACAGTTAGATGCTATTCAAAATATTGATGTTGCTGCAGGAGGACAAAATGGTTCTTCTGAGGGTGGATTGTTAAGTACTGCATTGAACATTGGAAGTAATTTTCTAGGACGGCGCGGATTGAGTCGTGGAGGCGCTGCTGCTGCAAGGGGTGCAACATCTGTTGCATCTAAAGCAGGAACTAGCATGTTAGGAAAAGCAGGATCTGCTGCTTTGAAAGGATTAAAACTAGGAGGCCCTCTTGCTGTAGTAGGTGGACTAATAGAAGGTGGAATGGATTGGGCAGATGCAAACGAAAGACTAGCAGCAGGTGAAATAACAGAAAGAGAAGCAAATGTAGAAAAATCTGGATCAGTAGGAAAAGGACTTGGAACTGCTGGAGGTGCTTTGGCTGGAGCCGCAGCAGGTGCGGCAATAGGAAGTGTGGTTCCTATTGTTGGTACAGCAATAGGTGGATTAATAGGAGGAATTGCTGGCGCTTGGTTAGGAGGATCAGGAGGAGAAGCATTAGGTGAAACTGTAGGAGATATGATTTTTGAAGAAGAACCAGAAAAAGCACAAGAACAGATACAACAAACAGCAAGAGATCAAATAGAACCACAAGATCAAGAAGAAACAGAACAAATAGTAAAAACTATGACAGAAGCATCTCCTCAGATGCAAGTTGCAGAAACTTTAGGAATGACAAAAGATGGAGAAGAAAAAACTGCAACTCCATTAACAGGAACTCTTGCAGATGCAACAGAAGGAAAAGGAAGTCTTTTAACAAAAATGTTACCACTTGCTCTTGGTCCTGCTGGATTTGCAGCAAGTATGCTTATGTCTTCGGACGATAAAGAAGAAGGAAAAACAGGTTCTCTTCTTGGAGGAATGGGTAAACTTTTAACCGCAATAAGCCCAGTAGCAGCAGGATTAAAATTAGCAACTGAATATTTTAAAGATGATAGCGAAGAAAAAATATCAGAATCAGAAAAAGAAAAACAAATAGCAGAAGCAGAAACAGAAACACAAACAATTTCAAGTCTTCAAGATTCTATTTCAGATATGAATGAAAACAACACAGAATCATCTGTAACCGAAAGAGAAATTTTAGAGACAACAACAGAACAAGTATCACAACAAGCCCCAATGAATATAACAAATATTTCTGCTCCTAAACAAAAACCACAACCTATTCCTTCAATACCAGGAAGAGATAATTCTGGAGCAAATGCAGATATAGGAGTTGGAGATTCTCCTGAAAGTGTTTTCTTTATGGAGTTTATGAGTTATATGCGCAGAGGCTATAACATAGCAAAAGGAATAGCCAATTAAAAACCCCGCATTTCTGCGGGGTTTTTTGTTTAACCATTTTCTTCTGCTAGCCTTGCGAAGTATGCCGAAGCATCTTCTTCTTCCATATCATCATCCATTGATGATTTCTTTTCCTTCATACTTTCTGAAGACTTGCTCTTCATCTTTGAAGCAAAAGAAGAATACTCTTCGCTTTGTGTATCTTCTGCATCTTCTGCAGTCTTGATTGATACTGACTTCTGACTCAGAACAGTATCAAACTTTGTCTTTAGTTCATCATAAGACTTGAATTGATCTGTGCCAGTGAATTCCCTGAGTGGATACTGCTTGTTCCAGAGTTCCTCAAGAAAATCATCCTTTCCTTCAAAGAGAGGTGATGGTGAATCAAAATCACTCTTATCATAATTTACATAGCCAGCAACATCACGAACACGCAACTTGAAATCTGCACCCTTCCAGAAATCAAAAACATTTACTGGATCGGTCTTCTCAAATTGATTGTCTTCTGGTTGCAACTTCTCCATGATCTTATCAAAGATCTTCTTTCCATACTTGAAAAGAAAAACTTTCATTTGATTGTCTGGATTCTTTGGATCAGAAAGAACAACAATGTTTGAGATGTAACTCAACTTGCGCTTACGCTTACGAGCGAGTTCCTTGTCCTTCTCGGAACCGGAATTCCAAAGAAGACCGTTCGCTTCGCATACTGGACACTTAAGTCCAAGCGTCGTAGGACAGTTCTCAATGAACCATCCTCCCGGCCCTTGGAATCCGTGATTGAATACACGAACCCAAGGAATGTCTTCTCCCTCTACTGGAGGAAGAAAACGAATTACTGCATAACCATTCTTTGCTTGATCTAGTTCTGGCTTCCAGAACCTGTCGTCCTTGTAGGACTCTGACCCCTTGTTCATCTTCTCGAGTTCTTGC